CCGAACTAAAAAACAGCTATACGTGTGGATATTCTGGAGCATCGAGTTCGGTTTGTTCAAAATTTAGTTCAATCGAACTAAACTGAACTAGATTTTCATTCTGTTCAGATTTTTAATAATTGTGAAAATAAGAAGAAATTTGACCCCAAAATGGACCCTCTGAGAGGCTCAAAATGAGGCTCAGGAGACTCAAAATTTACCCCCTCTAATTGAGTGGAAGTGGAGCAGAAGTTGCTCAAAATCCAAATTTGGGGCCTGTGAGGTTATGATATCCATACTATTAGAGATGAAATGCCACAGGAGCTTCATATTTGTCTTCTAAGGGCCTATTAGGGCATTCAGTGTGAAATCACACCCCAAGGCACTCGCCTGCCTCAGAGGCGTATTCTGCGTCATTTTCTCGCTGGGGGTTTTTGCGAAAAGCAACCTCATACCCGCACGCATGAGAGAGAACACAAAATTTCTAAAAGTAGAAGTTACAGGTTATCTGGAAGGCAGGGAAAATATTTAACACTATAAAAAAGGTCCTATATAGGGAGAATGAAGCGCAACCTCAAGCGCAACCTCAAATGCGATATTTCAAGTTCAGGTTGCGCAAAAAACACTCAGCGACACAAAAACCCCCACCTGCGAGGTGTTTTTAAGGCCAATTTGCAACCAGAATAACCTCAAGCCTAAAACTAGAGGTTACACCCCCCACAGCGAGCTATTTTGGGTGTCTATTCTGACCTCCTGCTGAGGTCCAATCTTTACGTTTATTTCATCAAAGAATTTTGACAATAAACATCAAGTCGAGTCAGCCAGACATTGACTTACTTGCTTAACAAAAAAAGAAACAAGCGAGCATGCCCCTGTAAGCTTTTAGGATTAGTTCTAAGAGTGCTAATTTATATATGCGAAAGGCCTCTTAGCGACTTTGCACAGGCCCCACCGGGGGGCAGTGTCTTTGTTTAAAAACAAAATCAGCCAAAAAACGTCGTCGGGGCTTTCCTTCAACGCCTGCAAAAAATTTCGAGGGGGGTTTTAACCCTTGTTTTATGGGACGACCTGCCACACCAACCGCAATCAAGCTCGTTCGGGGAAATCCCGGCCAGAGAAAAATAAATGAAGCGGAACCAACGCCACCACCTGCGGAACTCGACGCTCCGAAAAGTTTGGACGGAGTCGCGTTGGAGAAGTGGAACGAGATTGTCCCTCTTCTGAATTCGATGGGCGTGTTCACTCAGGCTGACAGATCGACAGTCGAAAGGTACTGTCAGATTTTCGAACAGTGGGTCGACGTTAAGAAACACGTAAAAGAAAACGGGATGACTCAACTCACACAAACTGGTTATAGTCAACTCACAGCAGAAGGATCGCTGTTCCGCAGCCTACCAAGCGACCTCCTGAAAATCGAACGTGAGTTTGGCATGACAGCCGCCGCCCGATCTTCAATGAAAGTTGGTAATGCCGCTGCCCCCGAAGACCCTCTGGAAGCGTATCTCAAAAAGCGAAGCGGTTGAAAAGGGTTACGACTACTATTTCGACCAAGACGCTGCTGACTTCGCTACTGGATTTTTTGAGAACTTTCTTGTTCACTCTAAAGGCAAGTTTGCAGGCAAGCCTTTTGAGCTTATCTCGCCGTGGCAAAAAGAAGATATCATCGAAGAGCTTTTTGGATGGAAGCGTGTTGTCGATGATACGAGAAGGTTTCGTGTAGGGTACATTGAGGTCCCAAAGAAGAATGGCAAGAGTACCCTGTTGAGCGGCATTGGATTGTTGCTAACAGTAGCTGATGCAGAGCCAGCAGCGGAAGTGTACATTGCCGCAAACTCTCGCGACCAAGCTGGGATCATCTACAGGCAGATGGCTGAGATTGTTAGAGGCTCGCCAATACTCGCAAAACGTTTGGAAGTTGTCGACTCAAGAAAAAATATTGCGTATGTAAAAGCAAACTCTTTTGCTAGGGTGATAAGCTCCGACAGCCATACCGCAGAAGGATTGAATATCCACGGTTTGCTCTACGACGAGCTACACTCCACCCGTGACAGACGCCTGTGGGATGCCGTTCGCTATGGTGGAATTTCCAGAGATCAACCGCTGATATGTGCTATCACAACAGCGGGTTCAGAGCGTACTGGAGTGTGTTGGGAGCAGCACGAGTACGCATTGAAAGTTATGGCTGATCCAAGTTTCGACCCGCAGTTCTTTGGGTACATAACCGCCGCAACACCAGACGATGATTACACGGACCCCGCAGTTTGGAAAGCGGCAAATCCTTCTTACGGACACACGATGGACGAAACGTCTTTCGAGGCAGACGTAAAAGAAGCTGAGCAATCCAACAGCAAGCTAGCGAGTTTCTTGCGGTATCGATTGAACATCTGGTGCCAAGGCGAAAACAAGTTTCTTAACGTTAATCAGTGGGACAAATGCTGCGAGCCTTGGGATCACATGGGTCCTGACCGAGTATGGTACGGGGGCCTCGACCTTGCACAAACGTGGGACTGCAATGCTTTTGTTGCAGTTAGCCGAGGACCGGATGATGTGTTCGATGTTATGTGTCGGTTCTGGATGCCGGGGGATAATGCTCATAAGCGGAGCATAGCTGATAACGTGCCCTATGTTGAATGGAACAAAGACGACGAGACGGGACTTTGCCTAACACCGGGGGATGTTTGCGATTACGACTTTATCAAGAGAGACATACTTGAGTTCTGCAAACAAAGGACCGTTAAGCGAATAGCAGTCGATCCTCACAACAGTCACTACCTAGTACAACAACTTCAGGCAGAAGCTTTGGATGTGATAGGTTTTAGTCAGGGTTTCAGCAATATGAACCCTGCTTGCCGCTTGGTTGAAACTCTTGTTGCCCAGACGAGACTAAGGACGAACACAAATAAGATACTTACTTGGATGGCGGGTAATGCCGCAGTCAAGGAAAACAGTGATGGTTACATAAAAATCGTAAAGCCCTCTGCATCTTCTCCCGCTCGTGTTGACGGCATTATCGCTTTAGCGATGGCACTGTCACTTGCCGAGGAGGACGATGCCAAACCGCCAATGGCCAGTCCGGAGATTGTGTTACTGTGAGTGAAGAACAAAAACGAGGTGTGCTATCTGATTCCGTGTGGACTCCAGAGAGAGGGATGAACGAATCAAAACCCTCCCCCGAGATGCGGTCGATAGCTTGGAACAACTTCTTGTTTAGCGACGAATCGTACTCAGGCCGATGGCGAACAAATGCCGAGGTTCGAGTTACTCCAGAGACGGCACTAGAAAGCACATGCGTACTAGCAGCTTGCCGAATTCTTGCTGAAACTATTGCAGGCCTGCCAGTTCATGTATATCGAAGGAAGCCAGACGGCGAAAGAGAGCTAGCTGCTGACGTACCTCTCAACAAGGTTCTTACGTTTGCACCAAATGCATGGCAAACCAAGTTTGAGTTTTTCGAGCAACTGATGATGACTCTTACCCTTTGGGGTAACAACTACACTCTCATCAAGAGTGGCAAGTTTGGGTCAGTCAGTGAAATGTCAAATCTTCACCCAAGCCGGATGGACGTAGAGCGTCTTGAGAATGGTAGGCTTCGATACAACTACACCGATCCTGAAACTGGCCGATATGAGCGGTACTCCCAAGATGAGATCATGCACATCCGATGGACGCCTGAGCCTGATGGCATTAAGGGTATGGTTCCTGTCGAGGTAGCAAGAGAGGCTATAGCACTTGCACGGGCGTGTGAAATACACGCAAGCAAGTATTGGGCAAACTCAGCTAGGCCCGGAATTGTTTTGACAACAGATGGAACGTTAGGTGCAGAACAAGCAGAGCGTCTTCGCGACAACTGGGAGCGTTTACATAAGGGTGTAGACAGAGCTTACAAAACAGCAGTTCTTACCAATGGCCTAAAGCCAGAGCAGATTGGTTTCACGGCAGAGCAAAGCCAGTTTATTGATAGTCGTAGATTCCAGTGCGAAGAAATAGCAAGAGTCTATCGATTGCCACTGCATCTTATCCAAGGAACCCCGGGCGGAAGCCTTGAGGTGCAAGGGCAAGAGTTTATCACTTACACACTATTGCCTTGGCTCAAGAGAATAGAAAGTGCAATAAGCAGGAGCCTCATATGGAATGACGACCTGTTCTTTGCTGAATTCGATACACGAGGTCTGCTACGTGCGGATTCAAACAGCCGAGCTTCTTACTACTCAACGATGATGGGCCTTGGCATATTAAGCGTTAATGAAATTAGAAAACTAGAGAACCTTCCATCACTTGGTGAAAAGGGAGACACTCACTTCATCGCAATGAACGTACAACCTCTTGAAGAGGCAGGAAAGCCAAAGCAAGACCCGATGGCAGCAATGATGGGAGGAGGAGGAGCCCCTCCGTCAAAAGAAAAGGGCGTACCTTCTCTGCCGGGAGTTCAGACAGGTGAAGCACCTAAGGAGATGCCTAAGGGGGAAGAGTCCGTAAAGGAAGTCGATGCTGTTGAGGTAGAGGAAGAAGAAGAAGAAGAAGGCAAAGAGGAAAGTCGATCAGCTAGCTGTGGCCGCGAAAGCGGAGGTCAGTTCGGCACGGGCAATGATTGTGCTGCTGAAGAGGGTGGCCCAAAGACTAAAAAAAAGAAAGCGTCTGACTTTCCTGAAAGCATAAAGGCCGGTGCAGATATCCTTAAAAAGTGGATTCCATTTCGTCCCGTTCAGGGCACTAATAATTCGGAGTTTGCTAAACCAGTATCAGACGAGAAACTAAAAGAAGCGATACAGTCAAACAAGAAGGATAAGGTTGGTGCCGCCAGAGAACTAGACGAAGGGTCACCAGTCGCGTTGCGGATTGACATCCCAACGTTTACTAGAAAAGGCGTGTATGCGGTCACTGTTCATGAGTCGACTTCGTCAGGCTTCAAGCCCTCGCCTGTAGGATACGATTCAGTTGCAAAGCTTTCTGGGCCTGTAACTTTCGAGTCGAAAGAGAAGCAAGCTGTTCTTGTTGCTTCCGGCAACTCCAGTAAGTTCCCTCTTGCGACTGTCAAAGGCAAGTACTCTAAAGACAGGACAATTCCGAAGGACATAGATTCTTGGACAGCAGTTGGGTACGACCCACAAAAAGCAGGCTTCTTCTACGACAAGGCTACAGGAAAAGAAGTAACAGGTGGAACTGACTCCATAAGCGTTGGTAATTCCGTATTTGTACGGATACCAAAATACGGAGACCGTAAGGCACAGAATCAATACCGCGATGCAAACTTCTGGGGTACTGAAGTTCGACAGCTTTCGCCGAAGGAAGAGCAAGTTTATTCAGCGGTAAGCCAGTTTCTAAAAAACCTTTCTGATCTAGACGAAGACGACGATGACGACGACGACTTTGGTATCACAGTTGAAGGACGTAATTGCGGAAGAGATGGTGACGGTCAATTTGGATCGGGCAACGATTGTGCTTCAGATGAAAGCGGAGGGGCAAAAAAAGAAAGTGATTCGGGCTCTTCATCTGAGCCAAAATCAAAACCTGACGCCAGTACCTTTGACGTCGCGAATCTACTCAAAACAATCTCCGCTAACCCCAGCGGCTTCACCATCTCCCCACAGAACGCACAGCAGCCCGATAGTGGAATCATGGTGTCAGAGTTCAGAAACGACGACAAGAAGCGATCGACGCAGATCAAAGAAAAAGACATCAAGTCTCCTGAAGTAGCAGAGAAGTTTGCAGAGTGGTTAAGTAACAATGATGACGCATTCAAGGGACGAGACGACAGGTACATGGGAGGCTGGTCTTCTGATGGAACCTTCTACATCGACGTGGCAACTCGATTCGACAAAAAGGACGCCGAGAAAGCATTAGACGCCGGGAGAAAGTCTGGCCAGTTAGCAGTCTTTAACCTTGGAACGTTCAAAGAGACATGGGTTAAGTACAAAAATAAAGACAGCAATAAGCCGGAAGGCTATGACAATGCGTTTAATGCTGCAAGAAAATCAGCAGCAATCGACCAAGTGTACGATCCAGACGCACCTTCTATGGATGAAGAGGATTGGGCAAAGGAACTGAGCGACCACGGAGAAAAAACTGTCCGAAGTTTGCTGGCACGAATGCTGGCCTCAGAATATAATTTTGATGAAGCAGAGATGCGGACGATCCTGCAAGCCTTCCAGACAATAAAAGGAAAAAACAATGAGCGACGAGAAGAAGCAAGCGGAGCGGTTCGACATCCCAGCGGGCGGGGGCAAGCTGGAAGCGTTCAGAGCGTTCCGGAAGTTCGCGGAGCAAGTGGCCAAGAAGAACGGGGAGGAACTGGACCCAGCTTGGTACAAGGACTCGAAGAAGGATCGACCGGGGCTTTACTAGAAGAGTCTCGCGACGACTGTGGGCGAACTCCTTCCGGCACGTTTGGCTCAGGCAACGACTGTGCGGCTGACGGCACGTCTCCCCAAGGCGACGGAAAGCAAGACTTACTTAGCACGTTATCTAAAGCTTTCTCTACAAAGGTTAAGAAAGAGGATTTAAAGAATTACTCGGGTGCCGACAAGCTGAGTTACGTTTCAAGCGTTGGGCCAGTTAAAAGCACACTGGAAAGCATGGGTCTATCTAATGTTGCCAGCATCTTGGCAGCGGGAGCCGGAAACGTACGTGACTCTTCGGTTCATCTCGACTTTGAGGATGATGAGTACGGAGACTTAAAGTCATCTATTGGTGTAGCGTCTTCTATACCCCTCACTCCAGAAACAGATGATGATACAGACCCAGATGATAGGACTGCCTCAACAAGGATTAATATCAATAAATACGAAGATGGCGACCTTGAAGTTGAGTGGAACATATTTTCTGTTGGGAAAAACATTGCTAGCCTAGATGACAAGACTAGGTACAAGGTTGCTTCAGTCATGTCGGAGCATGCGTTAAGTTCAGCCAAGGCTGCTGAGGAAATGGGTGCCGACAGGATTGCTTTAGATGCAGCAGGCTCTCCCGGAGACAATGCGTTTCAGGGATACAAGATATGGCCGCAGTTTGGCTTCGATGGGCCACTTCCGTCTAGAAAATTACAGGACAGCATACCTGACGAAATAATTCCTAAGAGCGTCAAGGACAGAGGTGACGTCACAATTCAACAGCTTGTTTCTACCCCTGAGGGTAAGCAGTGGTGGGCCATGAATGGTCAGTCCACAAAGATGACTTTGGACTTTAGCAAGAAGGACTCTACTGGATACAAGAAGTTCCAACAGAAACTTAAGTTGTTGGATGCACTGCGAAAGCGAAATGAAAAAAGAGACTCCTCTGTAGAGGCGTTTGAACTATTTGATTTCTTAGACACCGTAATTGAGTTCAGGGAAGATTGCGGCAGGCAGGAGGGAGGCAAGTTCGGATCGGGAAATGACTGTGCTGCTGAGGACGGCAGCGGGTCTACGGCCACAAAAGAAAAGCCTTCTAAGAAAAAAGAAAAAACTACTGAGAAAACTTCGAAGTCCTCCGGGCTTAAGTGGAGTAAAGGCGACAAGGTAAGGAACGTTGTCCAAGATGCAATCGACAACCCTCCGACAAAGCTTTCTAGTGATGGAAAAAAGATTGACTCTACGTTTGTAGACGACAAGGATGTTTATTCATTTGCTGGCAGGGAGTGGGTCTCGACGACAAAAGCAGGCGAGTTGCTGACTGCAAAACAGGGCGAAGATCGCGGAGCAACTATAAACACTGCCGTGAAAGAGCTTGGTGAGAACGAGTACGACTACCTTGTAGAGTCTATTGCTTCGCAAGCAGAGAGTGCTATGAACCGAGGAATCTCTGCAAAGTTCTATAGTCCCGAGGAGCGGTCGGCACAGATCGAGGAGTTTTCCAAGATCATACCTCAGGTGAAAGGTGGAAAGACTAAAGATGGGCAGACAATTGAAGCGGAGGATGCCGAGCATTTATTCCGATCAGTTCAGGCTCTGACTTCTCCTAACGCCAGTCCGTTCTCCAATATGCAGAGAACAGACAGTCTCTTAAACAAGTTCTTCAACGATGACACCGATTTAAGGACCTCCACAAAGCTAGGAGTAACTGGACCGGGGATACAGAAGTCACTGTCTAGGTATATGTCTGTTGTTGAGCGGCTCGGTAAGAGAACAGACGGTAGCGTAGACATTGGCGAAGGTATAAAGAAAACACGAGAGTTATTTAATGGCACAGTCTTAGATTCTAACGAAGCAGAGTCTTTGTTTAATGACTTAATGGGCAAGGAAGCAGGAAAGGATTTTCGTCCTAAGAACTATGTTGTCTCAGAGAAGGTTCCATTATTTAGCGTCTTCGGGCCAAAGGTTGGTCCGTTCTATGCAAATAATAATGGCGAGACAGATCACCTGACAGCAGATGTCTGGTGGACGAGAACATGGGGTCGAACAAGTGGAGAGTTAGTTGTTCCTCCAAGTTCGACTGCCGGAGCAAAGCGGGCTTCTGAGATATCGGCAGTAATTAGTAGGGCCAAGCCAGAAGCTCTTCATGGAATTGATAAGAATGTCTTAAAGGAATCTATCAAGAAGATGAAGAAGACCGGAGAGCCTGACGACGTTATAAAAGAATGGTCTAAAGCCAGACTTAGAAGCTACGCGAACGGTGGCTTTAAGGACAAAACAGGAACAGTTGGAAAACTAAACAGAGCGGCCAAGGGAATAGTAGAGAATGACTGGAGCCTCATGGGAGACCCGGGGGCAGGCACTAGGCGATCGAACATGATTAAGATCGCCCGAGATGCTGCTAAGAGGGTGGGCCAGCCTGCTGCTTACATGCAAGACATACTCTGGCAAGACGAGCAAGATGCGTACGCAGCCCTTGGTGCGAAGACTGTAACGGGACTAGGCGACTTGTCTCTGTATTCTGATGTAATACGAGGTATCTCCGAAAACAGTAAGAGCAGAAGGCCAATGGCAGCACGAGTCAATAAACGATCTAGAGACCCAGAGAAAAATAAGGTCGCACCTTACGATGATTACGACCGTGGTGGCAGGGAACAGATTCTGTTTGACGAGGCCGTAAGTAAAGTCAGTGATGAGGACTTTGTAAACATTCTTCTCAAGTATGCTTCTAAAAAAGAAGAGTCTCGGTCATCCGATTGCGGAAGACAGGACGGAGGCAAGTTTGGAAAAGGAAACGACTGCGCGTCTGATGGATCAGAGGGGTCACCCGAAGAACCATCAAAAAAATCCCCATTCGGTAAGGACGAACAAGACTGGGGAAGCAGGAGAGAGACTGAAGTCTGGTACCCTGCAAAGCCCTTGTTCGCTGGAGCGGAGAACCTAGGAAAGATCACTCTTAGTGACGCAAGTGATTTAAAGCAGCAGCTTGGAGACAGCTTGAAAATGTCTCTTCCCGAAGCAGTGATGGCTTCAGGAGTTCCGCTGTTTTCTTCACGAGACAACGATAATTCTGGAAAGCCTGAGCTAAAGATTTTTCCACTTAGGAACGGCCTTGCCGCTGAGTGGAGCATTACAGGAGCATCGACTGGTGAAGGTTATTCTAAGGAAAACCAAGACATGAGAGAGGAAAAGGATGGAGACCCTGTTGTAGCCGCAATGGCAAACAGGGCTATCTCAAAAACAAAAAAAGGTCTTAATCATCTTTCTCTTGAAAATTTACTTGTTCACCCTGACTTTCAGAAAAAGGGCTTTGCAACAGAGTCAGTAGTTAGGTCCACTTCTTCTCCAGTTGATTCGATAGCTATGTTTGCAGCACGAGAAGATTCCGAAGACCCTAAGTTCAGACTTGTTGGCTACAAAGTTTGGCCGAAGTTTGGTTACAATGCATCGATCAACCGAGTAAGAGATTCAATCGACAAGTCGTACGAATACAAGGCAATGACAGAGGGTAAGGACTTAGACTTTGCAGCTAGCCTGATCCAAGAAGCTGATGATGATCTTAGCAAAATTATGGGAGGCTCTACTCCAAGGACACTTCTAGACATTCTTTCCAAAGAAGGTGGCGAAGCATGGTGGGGCAAACATGGTAGTGATATTTCACTTTATTTTGATACAAACCCTCGATCTCAAAGCCGATTGGTTAGGGACGACTATCTCGAAAGCAAGAAAAAGAAAAAAAGAAACGAGCAGGAAATGGCTTCGGGTGAAAATGCTTCAGACTGGGATGCTACTGAGGAAGACAAGTCGGCACTTGAGTCTGTGTGGAAGAAGTACCGAGAGTCGGGCCTTCCGGGTGAGGCAGACGTTGAACGACTAGAAGAAGCCGCTAGGGCTGAGGAGGAGAGGAAAGAAAATGGCGACTCCTGAAAAGTACAAGCACATAGACTTTAAGCCTCCGAACGGTGTGGCCCGTGAGGCAGAGTACGGACTGAAGCTACGCAGAGAGTTTAAGAGAGGTGGCACGGCAATAGGTGTGGCACGAGCAAGGGACTTATCAAACAGAACCAATGTAAGTCCAACTACTGTCAAACGGATGAAGGCATTCTTTGATCGTCATGCTAGCGACTCTAAGGCCGAGGGGTTTCGCCAAGGAGAGAAAGGGTTCCCCTCTGCGGGAAAAATTGCTGATCTTTTATGGGGAGGACCAAGTGGATATTCGTGGGCCAAGAAGGTCGTAAAGCAAATGGAAGCAGCGGACAAGAAAGAGAAGGACGGCAGGTCCTTGCGTCCGTTTGGCTCGTCTCACGGAATGGAACCAAAGATTACTGTGGTTTACGGACCTCCAGCTTCAGGAAAGTCGACTTATGTAAAAAAACACAGCGGCGATAACGATGTAATATTTGACTTCGATAAAATCATGAAGTCTTTGTCTGGCCTCGATCAGTTTAACAGCAACGAAAACCTCATTTCTTATTGTATGGATATAAGAACCCTTATTATAAATAAAGCCCTTCGTTCATCGAAGGTAGACAGAACTTGGATCATTACGACCTTCGTGAGAGATGAACTTAGTGAGTCACTGAAGGATGTGCCTGTCGAATACGTGGAGATGGAAACACCTAAGTGCGAGTGTCTCGATCGGATAGAGCAAGACCCCAGAAGGCCCGAATCGCACAAAGAAGTCCTTAATAAATATTTTAGTGATAAAAAAGAAGACAGGAGTCTTTCGATGAGATCAGTTGAGAGAAGGTACATAGGGAATTTTAAAAGTACAGACAAGGCCGAGCCAAACGACCTTGCTGTAGAGCGTCGTACGGATGAAGCCTCTGGCATACGAAAGACTGTTCTTGTTGGGTATGCAGCAAAGTTTGGTTCGGACTCGCTACTCTTGGGTGATTTTATTGAGCGTATAGACCCAGAGGCATTTCAGATTGTCGACTCGGGTAAAGACTTAGAGGGAAAGCCTTTAGAGACTCGTGGCCTTTTTAATCACGACCCAAACCATCTTATTGGAAGATTCCCGGAGACGATGAAGCTGACTGTTGATAGCAAGGGTCTTCGGTACGAGATTTCGCTTCCCGATTCACGATCAGACATTGCTGAACTTGTAAACAGAGGCGACTTAAGAGGATCAAGCTTTAGCTTCGTAGTCGCGGATGGTGGAGAAAAGTGGAGTACTGAAGACGGTCAGTCGATTCGAACTGTAACCAAGATTAAGTCACTTCTCGACTGTGGCCCTGTCACGTATCCGGCGTACGGAGACAGTACGGTCGCTGTAGCAAAAAGAAGTTATGAAGACTATTTGAAGTCCAACCGAAAAACGCAGTCCAAGCCAAGTGCAAAGAGACGCAGTCATGATTTCTCTGGAGAGATGCGATCCCTCCAGTCTTTCCTAGACAAAAGGTCGACGAATGGTGAAGAAGACGTCGTAATTGACACGATAGATTTTCTTAGGAGAAGAAGATGAGTTCTTCAACTGATTGCAGATACGCAAGTGCCTTAGCCTTCTATGAAAGTAGAAAGGCTTCCGACGCGAAGACCCCTGCTCTTCCAAAGGAACGAATTAAAAATTCTAAGAAGAACAAAAAAGGTTCTTCAAAGAATACTCGTGGTGGAATCAAGCTGACCGATGCTATTATTGCTGGTTTAAAAGAAAAGGCCGACAAGCACAACGAGAAATATGGTGACAAGGCTGGGAAGAAGGTCACTCTCGGGATGCTGAAGGCCGTGTGGCGTAGAGGCGCAGGAGCATTTTCCGCAACCCACAGGCCCGGAATGAGTCGGCAGCAATGGTCAATGGGCCGAGTAAATGCTTGGCTAAAAATTGTACGGACAGGGAAACCAGACTCTGCCAAGTACACAGGCGACAACGACCTTCTTCCTAAAGGACATCCCAGAAAGTCAGAGGGACGTGCCAAAGACTGCGGGACAGGGACGGGAGGTTTCCAAAAAGGTAACACTTGTTCTTCTTCTGGCGCAACAGCGGCAGCAAAGGGTGCAGCAAAGGGTGCAGCAACCGGCGCAGCGATAGCGGCTGGAGCAGGTTTAAGCGAGTACAAACCGGGACTTGCAGCAGGAGCGGCAGTTGGAGCAGTTGGCGGCGCGATCAAAGGGTACATAGATCACAAGAGAAAGCCAAAGCAGATTATGTCACGAGTAAAATCTCTTGGCACATCCGATAAAAAGGTCGAGTCTTTAGTAAAAAGTCTTGGCGGATCAAAGGATTCTGTTTTGGATTTGGACGGCAAAAAGAACTTGACTTTGAAGATAAAAGACACAAAAAAGAAGTTATTGTTCAACGTAGACATTGCATCCAAGGCAGTTACTGTCTACCCCCGCTGTGACTTGGGATGCCTAAACGATAAACGTGTCGGCGAGCTTGCTAATTTCGCAAGCAAGGTGACAAATAAGAAGGTAAAAGTAGCTATTAAAAAAGGACGTGCGGACTACACGAAGCGAGTTGCGGCAAGGCTGACAAAAGCAGGATTTAAAACTGTAGCTAAGACCGGAGCAAACTTCATAGTGGCTACTTTTGGAATTCCTACAGCAGTAAACGCAGCAGACAAGACGGTTGAAAAAGTTAAGCGTAAAACTGCAAAAAAATGAAAGAGGCCTAGGCTTTGAATACAGGAGACAAATGTCCCTGCGGGGGATGTTCCGGCAGAATGCGGACCAGAACTAGCAAGCAATGTGGCACTCAGCAGGTCCGATACTTGCAGTGCCGTGAGTGTAACCACCAAGCTAGGTCGGTCGTACCAGCGGCAAATGTCTTTAGGAGGTCTGCTGATCCGGAAAAAAATCGTTGTACAGTACAACGATAACTCTTTTAGAAACCTTGTTCGGTGTATTAGTCTGAAAGGTGTCGCCACATTTATGTAGAGGCGTACCAATAAACAATATTAAGCGAGGAAAGATAATGGAAGCCTCTTCGAAAATCAAAGAACTTCTTGACGAACTTGCGGGTGTTCTTGCCGAGATGGGTGCAGTCAAAGACGAGGACCGCTCTGCTGAGGACGAGGACAAGGAAAAAGAGGAGCGTGAAGACGCTGCCGCTGATTCTGAAGAAGATGAAGAAGATGAAGATCGTGCCCACGAGGACGGTCATGAAGATGAGGACGAGGAAGATCGTTCTGATAAGAGCGAAGAAGATGAGGACGAAGCTGAAAGAATGGCTGAAGGCAAAAAAGAAGATGCTGATGCCAATGATGAGGAAAAAGAAAAGAAGCTTCGTTGTCTTTGCTCACGAGCAGAAAAAATTAAAAAGAAGATTCGTTTTTATGAAAACCTTGCATCCAAGGAGCTAGAACTCCGATCAGTGTTAGACAAGGCTACACCCGCAGGCTCACGAAAGAAGGAGAATCGATCCGTGGAAATTTACCACAAGATGCCGGGGGCAGGTCGTCTCCGTAATTTCAAGGGGAAGGCCGCTGAAGAGCGAGCTTACCGAGCAGGCCAGTACTTTAAAGCGACTCTTCTCAAGGATCAGAATGCAGCACGATGGTGCGACGATCACGGAGTTGCTGAGCAACGTGCTTTGTCCGAGAGTGTTAACAGCCAAGGCGGAGTATTTGTAAACGAAGAGATACTCAATGAAATCATCGTACTTGTTGAAGAGTTCGGTGCGTTTCCAAAGTTTGCTCGAAATATTGAGATGAAGAGCGACACTCTTGTCATTCCTCGACGTACGGGTGGGCTCAGTGCTTACTTTATCGGCGAGAACACAAGTGTGCCAGACAGCGATGCTGCTTGGGACCGAGTTCAGCTTGTAGCTAAGAAGGCTGCTGTTTCTAACAGAATGTCTTCTGAAATTCTCGAAGACTCAGTGATTGGTCTTGCTGACTACATCACTGGCGAGATTGCACGAGCAATTGCTGAACTCATCGATACGGTTGGTTTTGTCGGCACCGGAAGTGGTGACCACGGCGGAATCATTGGTGCAGCAACAAAGATCAATGACGGAAATCACGCCGCTGGCGTCATCACTGCTGCCACTGGCAACACTGGTGCTGGTACCTTAGACGTAGACGACCTAGTCTCTACAGTAGGTGCCCTTCCGCTCTACGCTCGTGGAAATGCAGCATGGTATGTGTCTCCCGCAGTGTTCGCAGCTTCTGTTCAACGCCTTGGCCTTGTCAACAATGTTGGCCTTGCCGGTGGAAACACTGCTGCTGATCTTGCCTCTGCAACTGAGCTTCGTTTGCTTGGATATCCAGTCCGATTTGTTCACACGATGAGCAGCGAAATTGGTACTGATCCAAGTGTCGTTAAGTTCTTGTTTGGCGACCTGTCAATGGGTGCTATCTACTCGACACGAAGAGGACTTAACCTCAAGACGTCAGCAGATCGTTACGCAGAACTCGATCAGACCCTGATCGTTGCAACCACCAGATTCGATTGTGTTACTCACGACTGTGGTGACGCAACCAAGGCTGGCCCAATTGTAGCTCTTAAGACCGCAGCGTCTTAATCGTTTGTACGGACACTATAACATTTCCTATCACGGGAGAAAGAAAAGAAGATGAATCACAACGAAGGAACTAAGTCCAGTGCAAAGGTGAGTGTAGCTGTAGCCTCAAGTGCTACTCATGCACACACGATTGATACGCTGGGTTGCGATTACGCAAGTATTGACGTTGTTTTCTCGGCCTTCACAGCATCAACTAGCGAATACGCTAGCGTTCTGAAGGTTCGCGAAGGCGACACATCAGGTGGAACTTTCGCTGATGTTTCTGGATTGGCAGTCACCTCAGCAGGTGCAGGAGCCCAGTCTGGAGACAGCGGTGCAGTTGCACGATTTAATGTCGACATGCGAGGCCGCAAACGATACCTGCGAGTTATAGCAACTCCGGGCAACGCAGCGACCATTGCTTCTGTAGCTCGATTGAGCAAGGCAGAAGACATGCCGATCAATGCAACCGGTGCTGGTGTAAATGACTTTGTCAGTGGCTAGTACTAACTGCTAGGCAGTTGAGCCACGGAGGGTCCTATAGGGACAAGGACGTCCCAGTTGCCTACCTTTATCACTGGAGTGATCCATGCGATTAATCGTAGGTAACGTTGAACATAACATCCGGGTCGCGGCATGCATGAGTGTGCCGCGACTTGGTTTTATGGATAACTTCTTTACAGCACATGCAGCCTTGGTTCCGCACGGAATCCATCTAATAAAAGGCACAGGTGCTTTTTGGGACCAGACAATTTCAAACGTCTTGACTGAAGTAATCAATGACGAGCAGAACTTTGATTATGTTCTGACCCTTGATTACGACTCAGTCTTTGAGCCAAACTGCTTGACAAAGCTCATGTCAACCATGCTCGTATCAGGCGTGGACGCACTGGCACCGCTGCAAACAAAGCGTGATGATAAGCACCTGATGTTCACTCCTGAAGGATTTTCAGGTCACGAAGGAAATCAAATCACGCTTCCAAATAGCTGGTGGGAAAAGCCTTGTCAGCCTTGCGAGACTCTGCACTTTGGGCTCACTCTACTGAGATGTTCAGCGTTGAGGAAAATGACTAAGCCGTGGTTCTTAGGAGTCCCCGGGCCCGATGGCGATTGGAAAGACGGTCGCGTTGATCCGGATATCTATTTCTGGAAAAAATGGCGAGAAGAGGGCTTCTCAATGGGCGTATGCCCTCAGGTTTCGATTGGCCATGCAGAGCTAGTTGTGACTTGGCCAGACCAAAAGCTTAAAGGAATCCATCAGTATCCTACGCACTATTGGAATGATGGAGGAAGACGTCCGCCAGAGGCATGGGGCAGTGAAGAACACGCAAGAAAGTCGGTAGGTGATTAATGAAGTCAATGAAAGTAAGAATGCTAAAGGACTGGAGCTTTTATCGTAAGGGAGTAGTTGCTTCTGTATACGAACCTACTGCCAGAAATTGGTTAAACACAGGAATAGCTGAACCGGTCGAGAAACGCAGTGAGGTTGTAGTTGAAGATACTACAGCAGCCCCAAAGGTCGAGAAGGCTGTAGCTCAGCACAGAAGAAGAGGTAAGAAACGTGAAGATGTATGAGTTTGTACAAAGGAGCAATGTCCGATTCAGATCATTAAGAAGGATCGCAGAGCCTGCATTTGAGCCCGTGTCTGTGTCGGACGCTAAAGAACATTTAAGAATAGATGCATCTTTTACTGATGACGACACATACTTGCAGACTTTGATAGAAGCAGGTCGCGTTTGGGTGGAAACTGCTTCAAGCAGAACCCTGATTAGAAGCCGGTGGCAAGCGAAGATGGACATGTTTCCTGCAAAAGACATAGAGCTTCCGATGCCTCCAATAATGAGTGATGAAGTAGTAGTTACATACATACCAAGCGATAGGCCCGAGTATGTAGATGTTCCGTTTACGGACTTTAGAACTGACCGAGACTCCGTTCCTCAGATTATTCGTCCTCAGTGGAATGGCACTTGGCCGACAGCCCGTGGCGCAGAAAATGACGTCACAATAAAGTATTGGGCAGGTTACGGAACAGCATCTTCTAGCGTCCCAGCAGCAGCCCGACATGTAATTCTTATGCTTGTTGGCCACTGGTACAACACGAGAGAAGCTGTGTTGCCGGGAGGAATGAATCAAGTACCTATGGCTATAGAGCAACTCATGGGGACAATTAACTGGGGGCAGTACAGGTGACACTACAGGCAGGAAAGCTCAGAGAATCCGTAACTATTCAGCGTCCAGTCAAAACTCAGAATAGCTACGGGGAAACAAATATTGCATGGGAAACGTTTGCCAACAGAAGAGCGGCAATAAGTGGAATCGTTTCCAGAGAGTCGGTTGACTCGCAGCAAGTCGGCACTGTCGTAACTCACGATGTTTCTATGCGATATGTCCCCGGGTTGTCGACTGAAATGCGGCTTGTCTGGTCAAGCAGAAACCCAGAGAGGTACCTCGACATAATTTCTGCGACAGAGCTTAACAATAGAGAAGAGCATCGTCTTACCTGCGCGGAGCAAGTTTAATGAAGGCTAAAGTGTCTTACGCAGGCAAGTCTGTTGAAAGCTTGATGCGAGTTCTGACGGAGGAAGTGGTCGAGACAATTCTGGGAGAATCGTTTACTGAAGAGTTAAAAGAAGAGACTCCAAAGGGTTATTCTGGGAAGTTAAAGGAATCTGTCGTATCAATTCCGGACAAAGGAGACTTTGTTGTCGGATTCGAGCGTGAAGTAGAGACGGGTGGACTTCCGGAAGTGGAACGCATACCGGACTCGAAGCGTACTGTTCTTACTTGGGTTCCTTCTGAAGAGCTTGAGACTGTTATTGAAAGTTCGATCAAAAACTTTTCTGAGGTGCCCTCTGTTCTTCTTCCTCAGTGGTTTAACAGCGAGGTTCAAAGATGACTGAAAATGTGCCAACTCCAGAAAAGTGGATAAGGTCAAAGCTTGTTACTGCTGTTGGGTCAGTGGCAGGCATTTTTCCGGTCTTGGCGAGGCAGGATGCTAGTTTTCCTTTAGTTGTTTACCGAAGGTCCTCTACGACAAGGCAGCGTGGTTTAACAGGAAATTATGGCAGACCGATAGCTGTTTTCTTGGTGTCGGTGGTGTCAGAGTCGTACTCTCAGGTTAAAGACATGTCAGAAGCGATTCGTCTTGGATTGGATAACTTTACGGGAGAGGCCGAGGGTGCGAAAATTGTATTAAGTGCGTTAGTCTCAGAATCAGACAGCATGGAGCGTCCCAGAGAGGGTCAGTCAAAACCACTGTATAGGGTTGATCACACATACGAAGTTCGATTTGAAGAATCGATTAATTAAATCGTTCACAACGTCCAAGGAGGGACGAAATGGCATACGAATCCAGTCAAGGTATATCGTTTATTTTTAATGGTGCTACGTTCACTGCTAACTCAATTTCAGCATCCAAACGGGTTAGTGAAATTGACGTTACAAGTCTTGAAACAGCACAAGGTGAGTTCCGTCAGTATCGTCCTTCTCCTATTCGTGATGGTGACGAACTGAAGGTTGACTTTGTTGGCCTGACTATTCCAAGTCAAACAGCGACAGGAACTATTTCTTGGAATATTGATGGTTCGGGTTCGAATGCTGCCTTTACAGCAGGACTTCCTACAGCAGCACTCTGTACCAGTGTCGACTTAACCGCTCAGGTTGGTGAGCTAATCACAGGCAGTGCTACTTTCCGTTTGACAAACTCGTAACTCACCCTCAGGAGGGAATGCTATGGCATTTGAATCAGCCTCCGGTATTACGTTTAGTTTTAGCGGAACTACATATACAGCAACTTCAATAAACTACTCAGAGAGTTTTGGCGAACTAGACGAGACAAGTCTAGGCTCGACTAGACGTCAGGTTGGTCACAGCGACTTGGCTGAAGTGACTCTCAAAGTAGATTTTATTGGGGGCCATTACCCGAGTGTCCAAGAGACAGGGACTTTGAGGATTCATGGGTTCCAGATGACGAAGGTTAATACAAGCAATAGTCATGCAGTTGTCGTCACTGATAAACAAACGGCTGCTACCAATACGACAAACACACTTACTTGCCCTGCCCTTTGTTCGAGCCTGTCTCAAACGTTTAATGTTGGTGACCTGTACACGGGCTCAGCGACTTTCAAACTCACTGTCCCAGACAAACCGTGATAATAAAAAAAGGCAAACAGAATGGCATTCTTCACCTTTGGCTCTGGTTCAAACGCCGTAACCTACGAGGCAACAAGTATATCTGTCACTACTTCCGGGAGAGAGGTTGATTCCTCTCACTTAGGGCTTGGCAAGGGAAGTCTTAGAAAATTCAGGTCATTAAAAATGACTAACTATGAAATCAAAGTTGACTACCTCGGCGACACGGCCCCAGCTATTGGTGTAGATGATTTCAGTATAGACAGTGGCTGGGGTGCCACTGGATCAGCTTTCGGCACTAAGGCGGCATGCACCAGCGTAACTATAACGGGCACAGTCGGCGATCAAGTGAAAGGATCGGCGACATTTAAGCCGAGCTACGACTAACTATGAGCATAAAAAGCGTACAAGGGATAGGCGTAAAATTCGCTGGCAAAGATTACACCGCAACCAACATTTCGGTCACTTATAAGAAGCCTGAGATTGACGCAACTTCGTTAAGCATACCTACAGGTAGCGGAAGCCTGAGCCGCATAAGATTTTCAAATCTTGCGGAAACGGAAATCAAGATTGACTGGCTTGGTTATCAAAAACCTCCAACATATGGTGTCCACACTCTTGAACTTATAACAAGCAGCATTCATACGGCCATGATGAGCGTCAAGACCCAACCTTTGGGTGCGTTTACGTCTCAGAGTGCAATCGCACAGGGGGTTTCAATTTCAGCCAGTGCGGGTGATCTCATGAAAGGCACAGCGACATTTAAGCTAGTTTAGGATTGCGATGGCATTTCAAAACAAACTGCACTGGGGTTCAACTTTTTTCTTTTGCACTAGCATGGAATGGTCTGCTCAGGTTGAGTCAGAGGTTGACATAACGCACAGGAATTCAAGCATTTACGAAGATGGAAGTCAGAAGTTCATATACGCAGAAACTGAGGCGGTTGTAATTAGCCAAGGAGAACTTCGGATTGAGTACATCGGTGGTGCTATGGGCATGAGCGAGGTTGGGAAGAACAAATTAATGTGGATCGAGAGTCCAGAGATGAACGGGACCGCAACCGCAGCGAATTGGAATTTGCCGAGAACGCAAGGTCAAGCGAAGTACACAACTCTGCTGTCAAGCTCTCAAGATCAGTCGGTGAGCGATTTACCAAGAGCGTCAGCAACGTTTTCGTTCTATTAAAAACAGGCGTACGAAATGTCAAGGAACGTGGTGTTTTGGGGTAGCACAGAAGTCGAGTCTATCACGAGCATGTCGTGGCAAGGCGGTGCTGTTTCTGAGATGGACGTGACAAGCTTAGACAGGCAGTACTCGAACCAGAACAAAGGGATGTTTACCACAAGGATAGGTGCAGCAAACGAGCCTATAAAAAGGATAGAAAAACACTCCGAAGTTGTTGTTAAAGAATACGGCGAGTTGTCTTTAGATGTTCTCGGAAAATTAAATTTTTCTTACACGCATTTAGGAACTACTGCCGCTCTGTCAATAACTAATGCAGACGAAGGCACAAACTGGATGACAGGCAGTGCAATGCTTAATTCCATATCGCAATCGCAGTCCGCTGGCGAACAGATTAGGGCAACGTTGTCCTTTAAGTTCCCGGCATAGTTTTATGAGGTAGGTAGGAAATGGCTCTTACAAAAGCGCAGATTTTGTCAGCAGATGACAGCAAGTTGATTGAGGTGGAAGTACCAGAATGGGGTGGAGAGGTATGCCTTCGCGTCATGAGTGGCACCGAGAGAGACAAGTTCGAGTCTGAATTCGTAGGCGACAACAAGTCTGTAGAGATGGTTCGAGCAAAGCTCGTTTCAAAGTGTTTGTGCGATGAAGACGGTAAGAGAATCTTCAGCGAAGAAGAAATCCCAGAACTTGGAGACAAGTCAGCGGCTGTTCTCGAACTGCTCTTTCACAAGTGCATGAAACACAATCGATTTACTAAAGATGATGTGGATGATTTGGCGGGAAACTCCTAGAGCGTCCTAGACGGCGGTTCGAGTTTCGTCTCGCACTCGCCTTAGGTAGGTCGCACAAAGAGTTGCTCGAAACAATTGACGCAGCAGAACTAGCGGAGTGGGAGGCTTTCTGGCTAATTGAACCATTCGGTGACGAGTGGAGGCAGATTAGCAGGTTAGCTACAGCATTATGTACGGCTTGGGGTTGCAAAAACCTCGAAGAGGAGTTGCTCATGCCGTCGCACAAGAAGAAACCCCAGTCGGCAGATGCGATGTTGGCGGAGTTGGCCAAGATACCGGGATTTGGTGGATAAGCAGCAATGGCAACTTTAGGCTCATTAAACGTTTCGTTCACTGCTGATTTAAATCAGTTAAGGTCGGCTCTTGAAGAGTCGGTTTCATTGATTAATTCACTGACCGATAGTGTATCTTCTCTCAACACTGAACTCGGGAAGATGCAGGCAAATGGATCGACTGCTTTTGATTCGTTTGTTGAGTCGCTTGAGGAGACAACCACAGGAGTAGATGGCCTTCGAGATGATGTCACATCGTTAGCGGATGATATTAAGGATGCTGGTGGTCAGACAATTGATGTAGCAACAGGTGACTCTGTTGAAGTTTCAGTTGATACCAGTCAGATTAGCGAAGCATCTGCTTCAGTCGAAGACTTTGTTGATGACATAGAGAATTCTGCTTCCCGAGTTGAAGCTGCAACCGAAAGATTCGGACGTGCTTTCGCTGAAGCAATGGCGTTTGCAGCAGACGGAACGATCGCAGCGGAAAGCGGATTCTCTTCTCTTGTTGGCAGTGCAAAACAAGCGAGAGATGCTGCTGGGCAAGTCAAAGACGGATTTGAACAATCGTTTGAGGGTGCTAGGACGGCAAGCCAGAAGGCTATCGATGCAATTAACGCCGGGAACTTCGATGAACTGGTAGTAGCGGTAGGCCAAGCGACTGAAAGTGCCAGCATTCTTCGCCTGAGTTTTGAAGCTGTTGCCGGTAGAGGGCTTTTCGCACTTCGTGGTGCCTTGACGGACATTGCGACACAGTTGGGAGGAACACAAACAGCACTTGCAGCACTTGGCGGCAACGCAAATGCGATGAACACGGTAGCGTTGGCACTTGGAAAGTCTTTTGTCGGCCTAACTACTAACTTGGCTGTATACACTGCACTCGTTTCGGCTGTTGACATTGCAACTCAAGACATGTCAGAAGAAAGTCGTGGATATCTCCTTTTAGTTACACGTCTTGTTTCTGTTCAAGCTGCATACTCGGCAGGAAATCAGGTCGCTGCATTGTCATTCGCAAGTTTGGCAGCAAAAGTTGCGGTAGCAGGCCAAGCAACAATGACATTCACACAAGCAGCAGCAAGTGCGAGAAGTCTCATAGGGGGAATGGCCGGTAATGCAGCAGGACTTGCTTCGGATTTGAAGGATGTTGGCTTTGCATTCTCTTTAATCACGGCAGCAGCGGATAAAGACACGACACCAACCAAGATTGGCAAGATCATTGTTAAGTCTGCTGCTATGGCTGCTGGACTAGGCCTTGCTAAAGGTGCAATCAGTGCCTTTACTGCTGGTACAAGTGTTTTGGCAGGTTCAATCGCTGGTGCCAACGTGGCATTCAAGACGTTTCTTGCCAACTTGCCAAATATTGCAGCTTTTGCAGTTGCTTCTGCTCTGGTTTCCGGTCTTGGCCAAGAACTTCGAAAAATGTCTCGTGAAATCGAGGTTGTCCAGCAGTTGTCCTTCCAGTTCGGCATGGCAACAGACCAAGTCCAGCTTTTATCAGCAGCAGCCAAGTCTGCTGGCTTGAGCATGAATGCTCTGAACAGAAGCCAGCAAGAGTTTGCACAGAACGTAAGTAAGATCAAGTTTGGTGCATTAGATTTACCAGAAACAAGAGATGCCGCTGCTGGGTTTGACCGACTCGGCATTAGCGTACAGGACCTTCGAAAATTAAGCCCCGAAGAGACTTTTGCACTCACCGCAAAGAGGTTGCTTGAAGTAGAAGACGCTGCTGACAGGACTGGTATTGCAGTAGATATATTTGGAAATAGATTTGGCAACCTGTTGCCAGCACTTCAAAGCATTGAGGAACTCAATAAAGAAGTTAACAGGCTCAATCTCACTGCATCCTCGTTTGAAATCGATGCGTTGGGGCAACTGGAAAATAGCTTCGACCGAGTAGACCTTGCCGCACAAAGATTTGCTCAGTCTGGTGGCAGCATGTTTGCTTCTCTACAGAAGGGGATCAACGAAGCAACTGCATCGATACTCGGAGGAGCAAGTAACGCATTCAGTACACTTTCAAGAGCGGTCAATGACTTCTTGCAACCACTGGGATCAGCGATAGCAATATTAGGAAGAGTTGCTGGATTGTTCATTCGTCTAGGTGCTGCAATTGCTGCACTGGCTCTTCCTATTGCAACATCATTTGCGAACTTGGCTGAATTTATCAAGGTCCTTGAAGTTGGAATAAATGCAGTTCTTTCTCAGATAGAAGCATTCGCTGCTGCAATTGAAGGTGCCGCAGCGACGGCGTACAACATATTCTCTCCGGCTATCGAAACTGCATCAAACACGATGGAGAACTTTAGCGAGAATATTAGCAAGGTAACGATGCGGCTTGTAGCAGCAATTGGTGTTGCCGGAGCACTAACAGCGGCGGTCCAAGCACTTGTAGCAGCCAACATTCCTATTGGTGCTATTTTTATGACAATAGGCCGTTCCGCACTTACTGGACTTGGTCAAATTGTCCCATTCATATTAAGAAATCTTCTTCCTGCATTCAAACTTTTAACAAAAGGAATTCTTACTACAGCAATAAACAGCACCGCTGCATTCTTTAAGATTGCGGCTTCTGCACTATACACAAGCGGAATAATAGTCGGTACTTTTGTGGGAACTGCGGTCAAGTCCTTTGCCATCTATGTATTAGGAGTAAGCTCCGCCGCCGCAGCGTCGGTGGCCGCTGGAATAACAATGTTCACAGCGTTTGTCTTTGCGACGGGAGGATTGATCTTAATTGTCTCAGCGATAGCAGGAATAATAGCCAACTGGGATAAACTCACGGCAGCATTTGCTAACTTCTCCTTCGCTGATTTGTTCTCGTTTGAAGGACTTGGGAATATTATTGGAGGTGCGTTTGACATAATAAAGAGTGGGTTTAAATCAATAGTCGGCGGCGTCGGATCAATTATTGAGGGAGGTATTACCGCATACAAGAAAGCGATAAGTGGAGTTGAGTTCCCTGAACCAATTAATGCAGCAACGGCAGGTGATGATGAGATACTTGAAGCCAG